GTTTCGAATTTCTGGTGACAGGTTTGGCAGTGCATAGTTGCCAAGCCCCATCTGACGATTATCCATTTCGTTTTGAGTGTTCAAACGTTCCATCTGCGCTTGCATATACTGCTGCTTTTGCAGATCCGCTTGTGTAGGCTGCGACAGATAATATTTGTACAGTGCGCCAACTGCTTGATTGGCGGCATCGGCCCAAGGGTCTTTATATTGTTCTGCCATTAGAGCCTCCCTGCCAGTTGATAGCCGAATAAATTCACCGGCTTGTTATCCATGAAGAGGCCGTATGATGTCTGAGGTGCGCCAGGTCCATAAACGCCTGGTGGCATCGGTCCTGGCACCGTATTGGAGAATGAACCGCCAGCAGAGCCGTACAGCGACAAACCTGTTCCTGCGGCCTTCATCAGCGTCGGGAACAAGGATGGCGACTTGGATGCGTTGTTTGCAGCAGCACTCATTTCAATCGGCAGCAAGCGCGTGTTCGCACCGGCCTTATCCTGAATGCCGCCAAACAGACGGGCAAAATCGGTCTGAGAAAGGCCGCTGTTGAACAGCGCACCACCATAACCGGAAAGAGCAGCTTGATTGCCAACATCACGATCCGTCTTGGCAGCGGCATCCTCGGATTCCTTCTGACGCGCCAGCACCACGTTCTTCGGCGCATTCGCAGTCAAGCCCATATTATAATCAGGTTGGGTGCGAACATCGTTGAACGCTCTTTCGATTTTTTCAGCTTCGAGTTGACGCTGCTGATCGAATTCTTCACGACCTTGTTTTTGTGTGTTGTTGGCCTGGATCGATCCTGCATCGGCAGCGAATTGCGTGTTACGCGCCATGTTGTCAGTGAACGCCTGGTTCTTCGCGTTCATAACGCGCTGCTCATTCTTCGCCGCTTCACGCGACTGAAGATACGTTCCCCCTGCGGAGAGAGCTAGGCCAACGGCTGTTACTGGATCGCACATCTCTTCATCTCAAATCGTGTAAACATTTCGCCTCGTGGTCCAAGCGGCTCAGGATCATAAGTTTTGAAACCGAGCCACCGCAACCACGCGACAGATTTTTCATTCTTCGAATGGACGTAGTTATAAATGAACTCATAACCACTGACCATTTTCTCAACAACTTTCTGGCACCGGACAGCAAACATCCTTGAATATTTATCGAAGTCCGGTGTTGCCAGCATCCAAATCATTCCGACCTTCTGCTCGAACTCGTCAATCGGTGTGACACCAAACATGCACACGACTTTTCCATCGACTTCCCACACTTCGGAATTTTCCAGGAGATCAGGCGTAGCTTCAAGCGATTCACGGATCGTGGACCCGTCGAATGCGTCAACTTCCTCGATGTCTTCAGGTCTTACATGATCAATAAGATATTCGACATCATCCTGTGTGGGTTTGCGAATGAGTTCTTTGATCATGTCCCTACCCGATTACATCGACGCTACCATTACCGGCTTTGCCATACTGTTGAACACCGGTTCCTTGTCTGTAGGTTCTGGCGTTTTGGATTGCTGCCGCGTTGCCGAGGTTTCCGAAGAAGTCAGCAAAGACGTTAGCCAGCGGTGAGGATGGTGCTGTGGGTTGCAGTGCTTGCACAGCAGAGGCGGCAGCAGCGGAAGCAGAGCCAGGATCGGCAGCAGCGCGGTTGTCGGCATAAAGCTGCGACTTGCGACTGTCGATGTTGCTGCGAAGACCTTGAACAGCCGTTTGCGCCTGATTGCTGATCGCCAGTTTTTGTGTGTCAAAATATTTCTGAAGATCTGCCATCTGCTTCGCACCGACCGAACCTGTCAGGTTGCCGGTCTGCGCCAGTTGCAGCGTCAAGCGTTTTACAGCGTCAGCATACTGGTCGTCAAGCTGCGGGGTGTAATACCCCATGTATTGATCGTTGTATCCTTGGTAGAAATCGTCATTGAAGCCAGCGAAAGCCTGGTCGATGCTAGTCTGACCTTGCGTGATACGCGCCTGTCTTGCAGCTTCCTGTTGACGAGCGATTTCAGCCGAATTGTCTTTGGGTTTTGAACTCTTGCACATGTTATCCGTCCTCGTGTAGTCCGACATAGTGCATGGCGAGTGCAGATAACGTTGCCTGTCCTGCCGATGAGCAGGTGAGGTTTACCGCAAAGAGGCTGGACACGCCTGTTACCCCGTATCGCGGTTTACCGTAAGTAGTTCCTGTTGCGATGCCCTGATTGACCTTCGTGGCCTCATTAGCAGGGTCAGGCAACAATTCTACCTTCCAACTATTTGTACCAATAATATCGAATCCAAGCAACTCTTTAAATGCAGCAGGGTTCTTTGCGCTAAAATAAGGCAGTTCAATGATGCAAATATCTTCATTTTCATCAGGATAGGTGTTATTATCAGCACCCCCATAGAGATAAAGCCGGTCAACCCCACCATCATCCTTGCCGCGCACATATATCCGGTCGCCCACCTTGGCGAAGTGCTGGATGTCAAAATCCACCTCGTAATAGGACCATGCTGAGATCTTCGCCGCAGGGAAATAGCTCAGGACGTAGATCCGGTTCTTGATCCCAAGCCAGAAACGACCGTCAATCGGTTCCACAACACCGACCGCAGCCGCAATTTCTTCCTCGGTGAGCGTATCCATATAATCGCGGATATGCGTGTCGATGGGTGTGCCGACATCGGACACATAAGCAGCGTTCGAACTGTCACGCGCCTTGATGCTTCGAATACCAGAGGTATCGAGATAAAACACATCGTTGTTACCGTATGGCACCACGGACCCAGGCGCAGTCGTGCCGGTGTTTTGCAGCGTTTGCAGGAACACGTTAATGCTGGAATCTTCAGAGATAGACCAAATACGAATGTTGTTCGCAGAGAAAATCGCCATCAAGCCTTGATATTCCTGCGCGACGGTCAGGGTTTCTTCACCGGCTGTTTGCGAGGCCATGTTGATGAAACCGTAATCGACACCGGACACCCATTGCGTCGGTGCGCCGAGCGCGGAGAAATAAAGGTTGCTGCTGGCTGTCGAATACATCTTCTGCTTAAACGTGAGCGCAGAAATACCCGTACCGGATGCGCGACCTGTCACGATATATTCTTCAGTGCCGTTGATCGTAATTTTAAACTGATCTGCGGATTCGAACGTTCCTGTGATTTGGGCCGTATAAACCTGCGCGACAGCGGTTGTTGCAGTGACACCGCCACTCATTGTCGCGTCATGGGTTGATGTCACGTTTCCGCTTTCATTCGTGACAACGACAAAGCCGTTCGGAGATGCGCCAGATCCGGCAACAGCGGAAATCGTAACAACCGGCCCGTCAGCGGTCGCTGTATAATTCGGTGAAGACGTTTCAGCGTTGATCGCATCGGCAATGTCTTCAGCGGTTGCTGAGTTCGAAGTCACCCACGGCACACCGGCATACGCACCGCCTGTCAAGTTGGTCACACTACCGACCGTAACGTCACCTGTCACACCTGGCGCGACGACAAAACCATTTGGCGACGATCCGGTGCCAGCCAGCGCAGTGATCGAAACGACCGCGCCAGATCCACCGGCTGTATATTCAGGTGAAGACGAATATGAATTGATCTGAGCGCGAATTGCGGCTGCGGTCGTGCTGTTGTCGCCTGTGTGATCGACCGGCGCACCGAGAATATCGACACCATTGACCAAAACCTCATCGACGGTGTTCACACCCGCGCTGTTCGTGCCGCCTGTGACCGTGAAAGATCCTGCGGCAAGCGTTTCACTATCACCACCAAGGATATTGACACCATCAACTGTGATCGAAACCATGTTGTTTGTGCCAGCACTCGCGCTGCCGCCTGTGATCGTGATCTCTGCTGTGGCAAGCACTTCCGCTATATCAACAACGTTCGCCTGAGTTTGCGTTAAAGTGATGTCCTGATCAGGATTCGATCCGTTGTTCGTCGTCGATTTCGAGATCGTGAACGGTACACCCGCTGTTTGCGATGTGATCGTGATCGTGTTTGTCGATGCGTTCGCGTTGACAGCCGGTGAGTTGTTGATGGCGGTCGCCAAAGCAGCCGCAACAGCGTTATTAGAGCCGATAGTCGTTGCCAACGTGTCCCAATCGGTGACACGAGAAGTGTTGTAGAAGTGATAAATGTTACCGTCAGCAAATTCGATGATTGAATAAAGCTGACCGTTGAATGCTTCCGCATCTTTAATACTGTCGATGGCTGTTGCAGGTGTCGGATGCTGCGTGAGAAGATGCGTGACACCTGCTGGAACGTTACCCGCCTGAGCCGCGCTATAACCGCAGGTATAAAGCGTTTCGTTGATCGCAAAAAGTCCTCGCGTCGTTGAAGGAAAAGAACCTGACTGCTGGACGAATTTTTTACGCCGCGCAACGTCACCGCCGCGTGTGAGATGCCCGTCTTTTACCGTCCAGGCAGAACCAAGCTCTGCCGCAACACGAGAAGCCCGTTTGCGGTCCATTCCGAGCCTGACATCTTGCATCTGAACATAAGGCATCTCATTAGCTCACTACGATTGTTGTTTTTCCGCTGTGAGGGCGGTTTCCATTACGATTTCCAAGACCAACCTGGACCATTTTGCTGTCGGATTGCGAATTCCGGCGCAACATCATCAGTCTGCGTTCGGCCTGTGATAATTTGTTCTTTGCGTCGTTCGATTTCTGCCGCGCAAGGATCTCTGCTGCTGCAAAAAGCACGATCAGGCGATCATCGAGATCAGCCGTGTCGCTTTCCTCGATCAAATCGCCAAGTTTTTTGGTGCCGAGCAGATAAATCGTTGCAGCCTGATTTGGCACAGGCCATGCTTCAAGCTTCTCTGCGCTGCCGGTGTCACGAATATCCCATTTCAGCGTCGGAAACGACTTTTCCATCGGTGAAGCGTTGCTGTCATAGATGGAATAATCTTCAAGCAAGATGCCACGCTCAATCGGCACATAAACACAGTTGTATTTGAGCTTGACATCTTGAATGCGGTCGAAATTCAGATCCGCTGGAAGATCATAATAACGCTGGTTATTCGCCAGCGTGATCGTGCGTTGAACCCGCAGGTGAGGCCACTCATATTCTTCGTACAGAAGCTCCTGAGTGCGTTGCAGGATGACCTTTAGGTTTTCAACCTCGTCAACCCCCACCGCGACGTTCTGAGTACGGCCCGTTTCAGCGCGGAGTTGCGCGATAAGAGAAAGAAGC